AATGCAGCATTAGATGAATCTGACGTTGAAGATTACTTGCAGGGTATTTTACAAGAAAACCCGATAACCTGCGATTGTCAAGAATGAAAAACCCTTATGAAAAGTTACTTAATAGAAAAAGAACTTGGACACCAGTCCAAACCACAGCTGGTCAGCTTAAGGCTGGAGCCGAAGAAGCCATCTACCGTTCTCTTGCAATACGGCATATGGAGCTACCAGTTGGCGAGTTTATTACAGAGGCACTTGAGAAGAATGTTCCCGACTCTGCACGAACACTTCTAGAATCAAACGTAAAGGATGAGGTCAAACACGACCTCGCCCTTACATATATCACCAATGCTATAGGCGTTGATGAAAAAGCAGAGGCAGAAGCTTTCCGTTTGCGTGACGCATGGGAAGCACACCCAGATCACACTATATTAAAAGCTTTGGTAGCTGAACGTGCAATATTCTTTGTTATTTTACCTTTTTTTAGGTTCTGTGGTGATGCTGGTTTACGCACGACCAGCGCCGATATCTCAAGAGACGAGCAAATTCATGTTGCCTGTAATTCTCTCGTTTGTTCTGCTATGGGTCTACGCCCTAGTAATTCTCTGGACAAACTTAGGAAAGCCACAATTAATTGGATCTTTCAACCACTAGGTATAAATACTACCGATAAATATTTGGACAAAAATTTTTGGCTGGATTCAAGTGACAGATTAATGTATGAGGGCAAAGCACCTCAACTTTCTGACACCAGAGCAGCTAGAATGCCAGCTTTCTTTGAACATGCAAACACAAATCTACCCCAGTACGCTTAACCTCCACTCGGAAAAGCTAGAAAAATTAATCGAAGATTTAGATAATAAATTTCCACCTCAAACCATCCATCCAAAAGAAGAAATAAATTCTATTATGTATAGGGCTGGTCAACAGTCAGTAGTAGAATACGTTAAACAATTATTAGAATAATATGTGTCTATTCAAAGTTGAAACTCAAACTACTGCAGGCGCACCAGCAATAGCACCTAGAGTAGATCAAGATCAGGGTTTACCTGATGCTAGACAAACTAAAGACAAAGATAAAGTAGCTAGTATACAATACGGTTCTTCTAAGAAAGAATCAGGCAGTGCAGCTGCTAATAAAACAGGTACAGATGCTTTAAAAATTAATTTAAATGAAAGTGAAAGTGGCTCAACCACTGGAGGAGTAAATGTATAAGGCAAGTCAAAGATACACCCAACTCTCAAATAATAGATCACAGTTTCTTGATACAGCAGTTGAGTGTTCAGAACTTACCTTACCTTATCTCGTACAACACGATCTAAAACAAAAAGGTGGCAAGCAACACCTACTACAACCATGGCAATCAGTAGGAGCTAAAGCGGTTGTTACATTAGCTTCAAAATTAATGTTAGCAATGATCCCTCCTCAAACAGCATTCTTCAAACTACAAGTCAGAGATGATAAGTTAGGAGAGGATTTAGATCCAGCTATAAGAAGTGAATTAGATCTTTCTTTCTCTAAGATAGAGAGAATGATCATGGATTATATATCTGCATCAGATGATAGAGTTGTAGTACATCAAGCATTAAAGCATCTTATTGTCTCAGGTAATGCACTTATCTTTATGGGTAAGGATGGATTAAAACATTTCCCACTACAAAGATACGTTGTTAATAGAGATGGTAACGGTAATATAATAGAGATTGTTACTAAGGAAATCATAAGTAGAAAAGTACTCGGACTTGAACCTAAACCAGAGTACCCTAATGATCCTAACAATCCATCAAAAGAAGGTTCAGATGAAGACGACGCAGAAGTATACACATGCGTTAAGATGGACCCTAGCAATGGACGTTGGGTTTGGCATCAGGAAGTAGACGATCTAATCATTCCTGGTAGTCGTAGCACAGCTCCAAAGACAGCTAGTCCTTGGTTAGTTCTTCGATTCAATACAGTAGACGGAGAAGATTATGGTCGTGGTAGAGTAGAGGAATTCATTGGAGATCTTAGATCACTCAATGGACTGTCACAAGCATTGGTAGAAGGATCAAGTGTAGCTGCTAAAGTTATTTTCTTGGTGTCTCCTAGTGCAACTACTAAACCACAGACACTAGCTCAAGCTGGTAACGGTGCTATCATACAAGGTAGACCAGAAGATGTAGGAGTAGTACAAGTAGGTAAACAAGCAGATTTTGCTACAGCATCACAGCTTGCATTAACAATTGAAAAAAGAATATTAGAGGCATTCCTTATACCAAATGTTAGGGATGCAGAAAGAGTTACAGCAGAAGAAGTAAGGATGACACAGTTAGAATTAGATAATAGTCTTGGTGGATTATTCTCTTTACTAACAGTTGAGTTCCTAGTTCCATATCTAAATAGAATACTCCTTGTCTTACAAAGATCAAATGAAATACCTAAGCTACCTAAAGATTTAGTTAGACCTAAGATAGTAGCAGGTGTTAATGCTTTAGGTAGAGGACAAGATAGAGAAGCTTTAACTTTATTTATACAAACTATTGCACAGACATTAGGTGCAGAAGCATTACTTAAGTTTGTAGATCCTTCAGAAGCTATCAAGAGATTGGCAGCAGCTCAAGGTATAGACGTATTAAACTTAATCAAGACTCAAGAACAGTTAGATCAAGAGGCTCAACAACAACAAGCACAGATGGCTAACCAAGAACTTGTTAAGCAAGCTGGTTCTATGGCATCATCACCTTTATTTGATCCATCTAAGACTGAGAATGCTGAAGATAATGCAGCTGGTTTTATGCAAGGAATGACACAACAACAACCACCTCAATAAGAAATGGCAGAAACATTAACATATGATGCTGGTACTGATACAGTTACCACAGGAGATACTCTTACTCCAGAAGAGCAGAACTCACTGGAAGTAGGAGAAGCTCTAGTAGAGCAACAGGAAGGATTACTAGCAGGTAAATATAAAGACGCTGCAGAATTAGAGAAAGCCTATGTTGAACTTAGCAAGAAACTTGGAGAAAAAGGTAATCAAGATAGCGGAGAAGCTGGGGACACCGAAGATACTGCAGAGGTGGAGTCAGAAGAAACAACAGAAGAAACGGAAGAAACTTCAGAAGTATCTGAAGCAGCTGAGTTAATTACATCAGCTTCAGATGAATTCAATGAAAAAGGAGAGCTTACACCTGAAACTATAGAAAAGTTTTCTGGTATGAGTAGCAAAGAATTAGTTGAAGCTTATTTAGAAGTTCAAGATTCTTTACCTCAAGCTCAAGCTGCAGCTGCTGAAATAGAAGATGCTCAGATAAATGATATAAAGAACTTCGCTGGAGGTGAAGAAGCCTATGGTAAACTTGTTACTTGGGCTGGAGAAAACTTAGGTCAATCTGACATTGATGCTTTCGATGAGATTGTTGGTACTGGTAGTGTAGAAGCTATCAAACTAGCAGTCTCAGGATTGAAGAGTCAGTACGATAATGCAAACGGATACGAAGGACAAATGTACACAGGAAAAGCACCCAAAACAAATCAAGATGTCTTCAGAAGTCAAGCAGAATTAGTAGCTGCTATGAGTGATAGAAGATATGATCAAGACCCTGCTTACCGTCAGGATGTTATAGCAAAACTAGAACGGTCAGAAAATCTACAATTCTAAATCATGCCTACTAAATGCGTACAAGATAAGATAGCTGCTTACAGAAAGAAACATAATAGGCAGCCTAATCAATCTATTGTTGGTGAATTTCAAAGACAGTGCTATAGTGCTGAAAGCAATAGAAGAGATTTAGAAATTAAATCTAAAAAAGCTACAGAAGCAGCTAAGAAAAAAGGAGGACCAAGTTATTAATCATGGCATCAAAAAGATATCCTAGTGTTAGACCTGAAAAAGGTGACTCTAGACTACAAGCTAATGCATCAACTGATAAGTTTGATCAACATATGCAACGCTTCCAAGGTAAAGATGGTACTTTAAGAGGACACCCAGCTAGTATAAGAAAGATTATACTAAGTCTTGGAGAAAGAATACGAGGTTAAATATAGTGTATCGTGGCGACCTGAACTTTCATCCTCGCCCATTAACATACTCATTTATTTTAATGAACGACACAGAAGTAATCGCACTTCAAACTCCTATTGA